ACGGCGCCTTCCCGCAGAAGTGGATGGCTGGCGGCGAACTAGCCATCGGGCCCGACGGGAAGCCCCTCGTCCGCTCATCGGTGGACGGTCTCATTCACGCCGCGGGGACATCGGGGGAAACCGCCCGCTTCGGCACGTTCGAGCCGGCGGACCCCGTGAAGATCGCCTCCGCGGTGGACACTCACATCAAGCACCTCTCCGCGGTGTGCCAGGTCCCACCGCACTACTTGCTCGGCGCAGTCGTCAACATGTCCGCCGAGGGCATCGCGGCCGCCGAGTCCGGGTATTTCCGCAACGTTGCCGACCGGCAGATGGCCATCGGCGAGGGGTACGAGCAGTGGATGCGAACCGCGGCCGCGATCGTCGGCGACGACGAAGCTGCGCAGGCAACCTCGTCGCAGGTGCACTGGGCTGACGTGTCCTCCCGGTCGCTCGGGCAGATCTCCGACGCGGTCCTCAAGCTCTCGACCGTCGGCGCCCCTCTCGAGCTGCTGTTCGCGATGGTGCCCGGATGGTCGAAGACCGATGTGCTCGAGGCCGCGGCAGCGGTCCGCGCCAACCGGGCGCAGCTCGACGCGCCGCCCGCGCCGCGCCAGCTCGAGCAGTAAGACTCACCCGCGCTTGCGGGGTCCAGGTACGCCAGCTGTTCTCTGGCGGTCATATCGACGGATCTACGGAGGATCACCCATGTCAATTCCCGCACCCGAACCGACTCCCCAGCCCGCCACCGACCCGGCGCCCACGCCTGAACCGCCCGCCTACACGGCACCGGCGACACAGGCAGAGTTCGACCGGATCATCGAGTCACGCCTCGCTCGCGAGCGTGACAAGTACAAGGGCTTCGACGACCTGAAATCGAAGGCCGAGAAGTGGGACCAGCTCGAGGACGAGAAGAAGACGCCAAGCGAGAAGGCGATCGAGGAAGCGCGGGCGCAAGCCTCCGGTGAGACGGCCGCCAAGTACGAACGTCGACTCGCGTCGACCGAGGTGAAGTCGATCGCCGCTTCGGCAGGATTCGTCGACCCGGGGGACGCACTTGCGGTCCTCGGCGACGAGCTGCCCAAGAAGGGCGACGACCTCGACACCGACGAGCTGAAGAAGCTCGTCGACAAGCTCGCGCAGGACAAGCCGTATCTGCTGAAGGAACAGTCGCGCACCCCGCGCACACGCCCTCAGCCGCGGCCGGGTGACCGACAGCTAGACGACACCGCCAAGGGCGGGAAGGGCAAGGCTGCGGCCGCGCTCCGGCAACTGGGCGCGAAGCGCCTGCAGTAGCCAAACCTCCACCTCTCACGCGCCACCACGGCGCTCATCGTCAGGAGACGAAATGGCAGATATCTCGCGCGCCGAAGTGGCGACGCTCATTCAGGAGGAGTACTCCGGTGCTCTTCTCGACAACGTTGCGGCAGAGTCCGCAGCGATCAAGGCATTCGGATCTGTGCCCCTCGGCACGAAGATCACGAACGCGCCGGTGCTCACTACTCTCCCCGAAGCGGGCTGGGTTTCGGAGTCCGCGACCGACTCCTCGGGCGTGAAACCGACCTCCCAGGTCGTCTGGGCGAACAAGCAGTTCGTCGTCGAGGAGATCGCGGTGATCATCCCGATCCACGAGGACACTCTCGAGGACGCGACCGAGGATCTCCTCGCCAGCATCACCCTCCTGGGTGGCCAGGCCATCGGCAAGAAGCTCGACCAGGCGATCCTGTTCGGCGTGCAGAAGCCGGCCACGTGGCTGAGCCTCGACCTGCTCGCGGCAGCCACCGCCGCGGGCAACGTCTTCCAGGTCTCGGCAACGCCGGGGGAGGACGACCTCGCGGGGTCGATCTTCCAGGCCGCCGGCGCCGTGGCGGACTCGGGAGCCAACCCCACGGATCTGCTCTCCGGCGCGGGTCTGCGGTTCCGGCTCGCGAACCTCCGCGCCACGGACGGCACCGCCATCCTGTCGCGCACCCTCGGCGGCGACGGTTCCTTCTCCGACGACGTCGCCGGTCTCGACGCGCAGTTCGTCCGCAACGGCGCGTGGGACCCCACCCTCGCGACCGCGCTCGTCGCCGACGGCCAGCGGGTCAAGATCGGGGTCCGCCAGGACATCACGGTCAAGTTCCTCGACCAGGCCACGGTCGGCGGGATCAACCTTGCCGAGCGCGACATGGTCGCCCTGCGGTTCAAAGCCCGGTACGCGTACGTGCTCGGCAACACGATCACCACGCAGGGCACCGCCTCGGAGCCTGTCGCCGCGGTCACCCCGGCCGCGGCCTGATCGAAGGAGCAGAGATGGCAAAGCTGACGCACCCCAAGGGGCGCACGGTCGAGGTGCCCGACGAGACCGCGGAGTACTACCTGTCCAAGGGCTGGGTCGTCGACGTCGTCACGGCCGAAGAGCCCGAGACGGTGGTCATCCCAGACGGCGAGCCGACCGACGAATGGTCCCACAAGCAGTTCGACGCCCTCGCAACACGCGACGGCATCGACTTCGGTGGGGCAACGACCAAGGCCGACAAGCTCGCCGCGATCGTCGCGGCCCGCGCGAGCGACTGACAGGAGGGAGGGACGGTGGCACTCGATCTAGAACTGGAGGACGTGTCACCGTTCCTCCCACCCCTCAATACTGCGCAGCAGGCTCGCATCGAAGCCTGGCTGCCTGTGCTCGACATTCTGCTGGACGCCCGATACGGGGCGAACATCACAGAAGCACGGCGGCCACTGTTCGTCGCGACCGCGGCGGACGCACTTGAGCGGCGCCTCAGTCGCCCTGCCGGGATGATCGATTCTCAGTCGATCGGGTCCGCGAGCGTGAAGTACAACTCCCGCGCGCCTCTGACCAGCTGGTTCCTCGCCGAGGAACTCGCGCTGCTCGATGATGCGTGCGGCCTCGGCGGTGGCATCCGGTCCGTGCGGATACCAGCCCCCGATGGGGTGCGCTTCGGCAATTCCGACGCACCGTGGGTGGAGCTTCTCGCAGAAGCAGGCTTGCTCGTCGAGGAGGACTGATGTTCTTCCCCTACGGCGACACCGTGTACCGGCTCCGCGGCGGGATGATCCCCGATCCGTACAACCCTGATGAGCAGGTTCCTGAGAACTGGGACGAGCCGGACGTAATCGTGGTCGAGCGCGCGTTCGTCGCTCAGACTTCGACGTCGATGCTGCGCACGGCGACGCGCGAGCAGGCGCTCGAAGCAAAGTCGCTGTTCGACCCGGTCTACGCCGACATCCACAAGGGCGACCGGATCTTCGCGGGGGTGTTCGTGCCGCCGCTGCCGCCTGACGCCACCAAGATGCCCGCGGGCACGGCCATGCAGGGCGCCACGTACACGATCGACGGCATTCCACCGACGGCGGATTCGAACCCGTGGACCGGGTGGGCGCCGCCGCGAGAAATTCCGCTGACCCGTTACGTCGGCTGAGAGGAGCGCGCCGGATGGCCGTCGAATTCAACAACGCATTCTTCGACAACCTGTCGAAGTCTCCGGGTGTTTCGGCTCTCGTGGACGAGGTCACCGAGCGGGTCGCCCGCACGGCTCGCTCTACCGCGCCGGCCGATACCGGCGACTACCGTGCGGGCATCGTCGCGGCGGGAAAGCTACAGCGTCGCTATGTAGGCCTCGTGATCGCCACGGACCCTAAATCGATGCTCGTCGAGAGCCGAACAGGCAACCTTGCCCGCGCGCTCCGTGCGAACACGAAGGGCCGCCGCCGTGGCTGATCCCGCAGTGATCATGCCAGACCTCGAGGACTTCCTCCTCGCCTGGTACCGGCTCGCACTGCAGGCCCGACCGGAACCCGTGTGCGCCAACGTGACGGTCGTGAGGCTCGAATCGAGTAAGACCCCACCGCCGCCGAAACAGCTCGTGATTCGGGACGACGGGACTAGCCGCGAGTCCTTCCTCACCGGGGAGGCCTCGATCGGTCTCACTGTGCTCGCAGGCACGAAGAGCAACCCTAAGGATGCGAAGGATCTTGCACGGATCGTGCTCGCCCTCGCCTCTCAGATCCCCTCACCGGACCCGGGCAACCCGTTCGCGGACATCCGATCATCCACGGGACCCTTCATGGTTCCCGAAGACGCGACGTTCGCGCGTGTCTACTCGGCCGTCACCTTCGCGGTGGCAGGCCGTGCCCTCTGACCTCACCCACACCTAAGGGCTCCAGCCCGTGACCATCCATCAACCACGCCCCGGCGACCGTCGGGGCATTCGCACGTCAAGGAGATGAAACAGTGGCCGCAGACGAAAACGGCAACGACATCCAGGCGGTCGGTGTCCCGGTCACGGGATTCATCGGATTCGCCCCCTACGGGACCGTCATCCCGACCCCGGTGCAGGGCGCCGCGGACAGCCTCACGCTGAACGTCGCGTTCCGAAAGCTCGGCCTCCTCAAGGAGGACGGTGGTCCGCAGTACGCGTGGGCCGCGGACGGCGACCCCATCACGTTCTGGCAGGACGGGTACACCCTTCCCTCCGGGCTCGCGAACGTGACCCTCTCGGTCACCGCCGCTGAGATCCTCGGCGACCTCCTGCAGGAGATCCTCACCGGAGAAGCCCCCGACGCGAACGGGTACGTCGAGATCGACGGTGGACTCCCCGGCACACGCTGGGTCGTGTTCACCGAGGAGATCTTCAAGAACGGCGCCATCCGCCGTCGGGTGGCGCCCCTGGCAACGCTGGCATCGACGGCAGAGGATCGTTCGACCCGCGGCGAAGTGAACGGCAACGCGCTGGTGTTCAACATCGCCCGGCACGCGTCCGTCGGGAACAAGCACTTCGGGCAGTGGATCCTCGCTCCCGAAGGCACCGTCCCCGAAGAGGAGTGAGATGTGGGCGGCGGTGCTCGTGGGTGACGCCGCCGCCTACTTCACACCATCACCCGCACGGCCGCTACGAGTTCGCGTTGCTGAACGCGAACGCGACGGTCCAGAACACAACGGTCGCGACGATGATCGCGATGGTGCCATACCCGGTCCACAGGCCGGTGAGCGCCTGCACTCGCCCGTAACCGTTGAGCATCTTCGATCGGTTCAACCCGGTGTGTCCGAAGATCACGGCCAGAACGGCGGGCAGGAACGCCAAGAACGCGGCGCCGATCCCGATCACGGGGATTACCGACCAGACGCCGATCGCGGCGGCCACGATCCCGACCACCATCGCCGCGGTCGCCTGCCCGTTGCTCGGCGCCGGGACCGGGAGGTAATACGCCGGCTGCTGCTGATAGCTCACGTCGCACACAGTACAGGCGCGTTGCCCCGCGCCGCCATCACCCACGGAAGGCATCACCCACATGAACAAGCCCCACTACGTCGTCGCGGACGACGTCATCACCTACACCAGCAAGCGCGGCGACGAGCTGCAGATCGACCTCGACATCCCTGCCGAGGTCCTCGAATCGGCGCTGTCCGCTGACGAGGAAGACGACCAGGCCAAGCAGTTCGACGTCGTCGCTGCCTGGCTCGGAGCCGACTTCGAGGCGGCTTACAACGGCATGGGCGTCATCGAACGCGCACGGTTCTCCCGCATGTTCTTCGAGGAGTTCACCAAGGCGGTGAGGACCCCGCTGGGGGAATCGCTGCGCTCCTCGAGTACGTCGGGGAGCACCGCGCCGAGCTCCGATGGGATTTCCGAGTCTTCTTCGGATGCTCCCTAGACGAGGGTCTCGGTCGCGCGGTCCCGTGGCGAGAAGCGTGGGATCTGATCGCCGGCCTTCTTCATGAGCCGGGGTCGCACCTCCGCATGAAGCTGCACGGCCTCACGCAGCCAGCGTCCGACGCCGACATTGCGACGGTGCTGCTCGCCTCCCGCGTCGTGAACTTCCTCCGGGGTGAGAACGACCCGGCGATCGAGCTGCCCACCCCGTGGGAGAAGCGCGACCCGAACGCCGATGTCACGCCCGAGCGGCGTGCGGAGCTGACGGCACAACTGAAGCGGCGGTCTGCGTTCGCTGACTGACGCGAGGAGGCACGATGTCGTCACCCGAGGTTGGGTCCGGTGAGGTCGCTATCGTCCCCACTTTCAAGGGCTTCCGGGCGGCCACCGAGAAGGAGGTAGACGGCGCCGCGAAGGCCGCTGACACCGGATTCCGGAAGGCGTTCGCGAAGACGGGTGACGCGTCCGGCAAGACCACGGGCGCGGGATTCAAGAAGGCGTTCGAGCAGGAGTCGTCGGGGTTCTCGTCGAAGGCCGCGAAGGAACTCGAGGACGCTGTCGCGAAGTCCTCCCGGGCGGTGTCGACGGCTCGGCTGAAGGAGCAGGACGCCGCGGGCAAGGTACGTCTCGCAGAGGCACAGCTCGCAGAGGCGCGGGATAAGTACGCCGCCGATTCATCACAGGTCATCCGCGCTGAGGAGCGCCTCGCGGCTTCGGCCCGACAGCTCGGCGCAGCACAGAACAACACGAAGGAAGCGACAAACGAACTGCGCACCGCGCAGGGACGCCTCGCAGACGCCGCCGACGCCGCCGGCGACCAGCTCGCGGCGGCGGGACGTCGCTCCGCTGGACGGTTCACGTCGGGTTTCAAGGAGATCCTGGGGGGCTCGTTCCTCGGTTCTGCGTTCGGGGGCATCGCCTCCAGCGTCACCGCCGGGATCTCGAACGTCATCGGCAGCGGGTTCCGTGCCGGGTGGGACCTGCTCAAGGAGTCGACTGTCGCCGCCTCGGGGCTCAACGAGTCCCTCAACGCCGTGAACGTGTCGTTCGGCGACGCGGCCGCCGGGATCCAGGAACTCGGGAAGGGTGCTGCCCAGCGGCTCGGCCTGACCACGCTCCAGTTCAACGGCTTCGCGACACAGTTCGCCGCGTTCGCTTCGACGATTCGCGGCAACGACGTGACGGGTTTCATCGACGAGCTGACGGTGCGCGGTGCGGATTTCGCATCGGTGTACAACCTCGAGGTCGCGGACGCACTGCAGCTCTTCCAGTCGGGCCTCGCCGGTGAGACAGAACCGCTCCGCAAGTTCGGTATCGATCTCTCCGCCGCGGCCGTCAGCGCGTACGCCGTCTCCTCTGGGATGGTGCAGGCGGCGGTCGATACCCGCAAGGTCGAGCTCGCGCAGGGCACCCTCTCACGTGCGACGGAGACGTATTCGGAGAAGATCAAGGCGTTCGGTGAAGAGTCGACGGAAGCATCGGCTGCCCGTGACGCGGTCACGCGTGCGGAGATCGCTCTTGAGGGGGCGATGGCCGGGTCGAACGTCGAGATGACGGAGGCGCAGAAGCAGCAGGCCCGGTACGGGCTCCTGCTCCAGCAGACCCAGCAGACCCAGGGTGACTTCGCGAACACGTCCGGTGAGCTCGCGAACCAGCAGCGCATTCTGAACGCGGAGTGGGCGAACGCTCAGGCCAAGCTCGGGACCGCGTTGCTTCCGTCCCTGACGACCTTGGCGCAGCTCGCGAACGAGACCCTTGTTCCCGCGCTGAACGACACGATCGACAAGATCGGGCCCGAACTCGCTACCGCGCTTCAGGAATCGACGCCGGCACTGGTCGACCTGGTGAAGACGACGGTGGAGTACCTGCCGTCGATCCTTCAGCTCGGCTCTGAGGCTCTGCCTCTGCTCATTGCGGGCGCGCAGGCGATCATCCCGCTGCTCCAGATGTGGACCGACAATCAGGCAGGCCTGGCCACCATCGTGGGGGCGACGTTCAACCTGTTCTCCTCCGACACGTCGGTGGAGGAACTTGCGGACGAAGTCCTCGGCGCAGCCGGTGCCGTGGGGGTGCTGCTGCGGGGCGTCTACGACGTCGCCAGCGGGTTCCGAACGTTCGCGTCGACCGCGTCTGAGTCGGTGCGGTTCGCTCGCGACGAGATCGGATCCCGCATCAACGAGGCCGTCGGCTTCATCCAGTCCCTCCCGCAGCGGGCGATCGCAGCAGTAGGCGATCTCGGCATGACGCTTTACAACTCCGGGCGGTCTCTGATCAACGGCTTCCTCCGCGGCATCAGGGAGACCCCTGTCGGTCAGGTCGTCGGCGGGGTACTCGACACCGTGCGCGGTTTCTTCCCGAACTCGCCGGCCAAGTACGGCCCGTTCTCCGGGGCGGGCTGGGACCGGCTCCGCCAGTCCGGTGGCGCCGTGATCGAGCAGTTTCAGGCAGGCATGGTGGCGAGCTCGATCCGCGTCCCCATCGCCGCGGCCGCCGTCGGCGGTCTGACTCTGACCCAGCAGCTCGGAGACCGCGCCAGCCCGGTCCCCGGTGGTGGATCTGGGGGGGCGACGGTGAATCAGTACATCCGCACGGAGCAGACCGATCCCCGGCTGCAGATGCGTCAGTGGGGTCGCGAAGCGAGGGGAGCGCTCAACTCATAATGATGCTCTCCGCCATCACTCTCGGGCAGATCACGTTCCCCAGCTTCGCGGCTGAGGGGTGGTCGTTTCGCGACCTCACCGACTGGTGGGGTCAGACCGATGACAAGAAGGACGCGGTCGAACGGCCGCAGGCTCACGGGTCGTTCCCGGCCCGCGAGTCGTTGCGTGCGTCACGGGCGATCTCCTTCACCGCGAACTACGTAGGGTCTTCGCAGGCTGAGGCTGAGGTCGGGTTCGACGCGCTCTCAGCGACCGGCGCGGAGGGCCCGGTCCTGATGACAGTCACGACACCTGCAGGGTCATCCTGGCGCGTCGTCACCGTCGAGTCGGTGAAACCGGTCCGTCATCGCGGCGGGTCCGGCTACGGGATGCTCGCGGTCGACCTGATCGCGCGGGACCCTCGCCGGTACTCGGCTGGTGAATGGCTGTCGACGCCCCCGCCCAGCCCTGGGCAGGGCGAGGTGTGGCCGGAGGTGTACCCCGTCAAGTGGCCGGGTGGCGGCTCGACTGGTCGCTTCGAGCTGATCAACTCGGGCCGTGCCCCGTCAGCCCCGATCTTCCGCCTGTACGGCCCGTTCCCATCCGCGCAGATCGCCTGCGTCGAGACGGGTCACCGGGTCGGCTTCGCCCGTCCGGTGCCGGCCGGGTCTTCGGTGGAGATCTCAATGGCGACGAAGCGGGCCGTCCTCGACGGCCAGTCCGACGTGTCCCGGTGGCTGAGGTTCCGCGAGTGGACCGAGATCCCCGGCCTGGTGTCCAGGTCGTTCCAGTTCGAAGCGGGTGACGACGCCGCTCTGATGATGGGGAAGGTCGACTCCGCATGGTGGTGACACGGTTCTCCGTCTTCGAGACGCGCGGTGGTGCTGTCGTCGATGAGGTCGAACCGGCCGACTACGACTGGCAGGAGCAGTCGAACACCGCGGAGACCGTGAATCTCACGTTCGTGGACCGGGTGCAGGACTGGCGCAACATCTTCACCCCGTGGAAGCACTCCATCGCCGTGGAGGTTGGCAACCGGGTCCTCGGTGGCCCGATCACGCTCCCGGGGGATCTCGACGGTGATCGCGGCGATCTGAAGGTGTCGGTGCGGGGTCTGCGGTTCCTCTTCGACGGGATGCCGATCCTGCCCGTCGCCGCGCTCACCCAGGACCTCGCGCCCGGCGGTGAGCCGAACACCGCCTTCGACACCCTGATCGAGGGGGTCGACCGCGGCACCATCGGGAAGCGGCTGCTGCAGCAGATGATGACCTGGCCCGGATGGTCGGACGTGCCTATCGCGTTCCACCCCGACCGCGCCGGAACCAGCAGTCAGTCCTACACGGCGGTAGATCGGAAGTCGGTCGGGTCTGGGCTTTCGGACCTGTCCGACCAAGAAAACGGCCCCGACATCCGTCTGCGCCTCACCCGGACCTCGGAGGACTCGTTCGGATGGGTATACGAGTCGGGCACAGACGCTCAGCCCCGCCTGCAGGGCGAGGTGCCGCTCGACTGGGAACCCTCATACACGTCGGGTTTCAGCATCCGCCCGGACGCTTCCCGGATGGGCTCGATGGCATGGTCCGAAGGCGGCCGCTCGAGCGACACAACCCTCATTCGGGGGAAATTCGACTCGTACCTGATCGACCGCGGTTTTCCGTTGATGCACCTCGAATCAGGGATGTCGTCGACGGCTTCCGACCCGGCGGCCGCGGAGTCGTGGAACGCGGAAACACTGCGTACCGCACGACGGCCTTGGGAGTTCTGGTCGTTCAGGGTACCGGCCGACGAGTCGCCGTACCCTCACGAGTACGGCTGCGGTGACCTCGCGCAGATCACCCTCTCACCACGCATGCAGCACCGCGCCGGCCTCCTGTCGGGGCCGGACGTTCTCTCAAGCCCCGGTCTTCTCTCCGGTGGTCAGGGAGAAGACGTGCTGTCCGACTTCCTCGAAGCCCGGCAGTACAAGCGCCGCATAGTCGGGATCGCCGGATCGTCCACGTCGGACGAGATCACGATCACCTGTGGGGAGGCATACGATGGCTGACCCTTCGCCCGGACGGGAAGGCGCGGCGGTATTCGCTGACGAGATCCGCCGCATCTGGGCGGCGATCCGCGACATTTCCTCACCCTCCGGTACACAGCAGTTCAACGCGGTACCGAAGCTGCAGGAGGCCATCGCGGCACTGCAACAGCAGCAGTCGATCCTCGCCGACCAGCAGATCGCGCTGGCCGGGCAGCAGGCGCAGCTCACCGCGCTCGTTGCGAATATCGACGCCACGTTGACCGACTTCATCCAGAACGACGTCGACGAGATCGTCAACGCTTCCGTCGCATCTGCGATCAACGCCGCACTGTCCGCCTCGGACATCACGATCGGCCAGCCGGGCGGCACCGTCCACATCCCCGCTCTGTACAGCACCGACATCACCGCCACAGGTCGCCCGCGCATCGTCGTCTGGGTTGACGCGGATGGTCTCGTCGGCCACACGTAGAAAGGGCTGCCATGCTCACTGCCACCCTCCCCACAGGCAACCCGGCAGGGCTGTCCCTCGTCGACCGGCGTCGCATCCAGGTGGGCATGGTCGCGAAGTCCGCGGCGGGCGTGGCCCGCGTCGGTGTGCTGCCGACGCACACGAACCCCCTGGTGACGGGCAAGGCATCGATGGGGTATGACCTGCTGCCGTTTGTGGCGGTGACCAGCCGCCAGGCGGGCGGAGTGGAGTTTGTCTCGAACGACGGGTCCGCCCCCATCGCGCCGGCCGGGTACGCCGCCCCGAACGCGAACAGCCGTCTGGACGTCATCTGGGTGCGTAGCCGGTTCACCGCTTTCGGTGACGCAGCAAACACCCCCGAGATTGGGCTCACGCAAGGAGTCCCGAACTTCAACCCGCAGAAGCCTACGATCCCGGCGGGTGCTCTCGAGTTCGCCGTCGCGGAGGTCAAATCGACGGACGAGACCACACAGACGGTCGTGATCACGCAGACCGTGCCGTACACAGCGCTGGAGGGCGGCGACGTCCTGCTCCGCAACCAGGCGGAACAGGACGCGTGGGCGCCGCACGACGGCGCGCGGGCGTACCGTCTCGACACAGATACGCAAATCCACCGTGCTGACGGTGCGTGGGTGAGGGATAAGCCCAGCCCCTACCGGTTCGTCCGGGATATTCCCTTTGACGCTCCGGTGACGTCAGGGACCTACATCGGTCTTGTCGAGGGAACGATTCCCAATGCACCGGCTGGCCTCTACATGGTCACCGCCCGAGCATCGCTGTACGCAAACGCCGGTAGTCCTGTCGTGGGACGCATCTACGCAGAGTGGGGACCGTCCGGAGCGCCAACGCGCGAACAAGCACGATGGGATCTCCCGAACGTCGGCGCTTACCCCACCTCCCCGCAGGTGATCGTGAATATCGTCCACGCCGGGGGTGACCTGCGGGTGGCCGCGGGGTACCGGCGAGATTCTGGTGCGTTCGCCGTCACAGGCCAGGAATCCGGCGAAACCGTCGTGACCGCCACCTACCTCGGAGGCGCCTGAAATGACCGCTGTGCTCGCATTCAGAGATGCTGTCGACATCGGTGGAGGCCGAGGCCGCCTCGCTGCCCCCGCGGCCGCATCTCTCGCCCGCGTCGACGCGGAGTTCCGATCAGCGTTCGGTCGCGCCGCAGACATCAACGAAGCGTGGCGTTCCCCTCAGCAAGCGGACGCGAACTTCGCCGCCTACCAGGCGTACCTCAACGGTGGCCCGTGGGCACCGATCGGACTGGCCGCCAAGGACTCGATCCACTGTCGCGGGTACGCCGTCGACACCGACGACACGTCGACCGCGCAGATGCGTATCTGGAACGACCACGGCTGGTTCTGGACCGTCTACCGCAACGGTGTTCTCGTCGAGCGGTGGCACCTCGAGTACAACGCATCCCGCGACAACCACCGCGGCGAGGGAACTCCCGCCAGCGACAACGCATCACCGTTCAAGGAGGACGACATGCCCCTCAACCAAGACGATCTCGTGAAGATCCTCACCGCCCAGTTCAAGGTGACCCAGCGGGGTCAGTCCCGGATGGTGTCGATCGCGCAGGCGCTCGAAGCGGTGTTCATCGTTGGGGACATCATCTCCGACCGCCTCAATTCCGTCCCGACCGACGTGTGGGGACACCGGCTCGAACACCCGATCGCCGGCGCCGACGGGAAACCGTTCACCGTTCCGGCTGGAGACTTCCTCCGGTACGAGCCCGCCGAGCACGCGAACACGCGGGCCGCGGTCGCGCTCGTCGCAACCGGCGACATCGACTACGAACAGATCGCGGATGAGATCGCAGAGAAGTACCCGCAGCTCGATCCGCACGCGTTCGCTGTCGCTGCAGCAGACGAGGCCGATCGCCGCGAGCGGAAAGCGCTCGAAGAGCGCGAACGGGAACGGCTCGAAGCCTGATGTTCCGCCGCCTGTGCCGGGCGGGCGCAGCGTCGATGCGGTCGTTGACTTCTACCCTGCACGACCCTGTCGTGACCGACCGTTCCGTGGACCTGATGGCGGCCGTTTTGTGGGCGTGCTACGCCGGGTGGGGCATCGTCTCCGTCGTCACCGGGCTCCCTACCATCGCGTCCGCGACGACACCGGTGTACGAGGTCTTCTGGGGCGGGTCCATCGGAGCGCTGGGCGCAGTCGCATCAGCAGCCGCCATCTCCACGCTCGTGAACACGACATCGGTCGACCTGCGAATACGCAAGAAAGTGATCGAGCTGACGTCAGTTTCAATTCTTGCCGGGTTCGTGAGCGTTTACCCCGTCTTCATCATCGCCGCCGCATTCGGAGGAGACCCAGCCCGCGCCGCGACCATCCCGGTGGCACTCAGCTACCTCGTCGTGCCGACATGGCGCGTTCGACTGCTGTTCCTGCGCATCCGGGCGCTCCGGGCGACGTTGGGCCCTACCTCGTGAGCTGGGAACTCCTGATCGCCCTCGTCGCAGGCATTGGCGGCCCCGCGAGCGGAATCGCTGTCGCAGTGATCGCAGATCGGCGGTCGAAACGTGAGCACCCGACGGCTGTGGACGTCTCCCAGAAAACAGTGAAGGTAAGCGAACGCGAAGCGGCTACCCACGAGATCGCCGTCATCATCGACGGATTCAACACGTCGATGACAAACCTCCGCGCCGACGTCACCGCCGCCCGCGAGGACTCTGCAACTGCCCGCGCTGAGGCGCGGGAAGCACGTGAAGAACACGGCCTGCTGAAAGAGAAGCACGAGGCCCTCACGGACCGCGTCGAGACCTCGGAGCGCGAGCGGGCCGAGATGATCCGCCACATCGTCGCGCTCGAGAACCTCATCCCCAACCCGCCGGGCCCGCCACCACGGCCCGACTGGTCCGTCTGAATCCACGACCTGAGGAGGTCACGCATCATGATCATCAACAAGTACCTCGCGGGGATACTCACCCTCGCGATCGTCGCCCTGACCGGGTTCCAGGTCATCCTCCCCGACGGCGTCACGGCCACGGAGGCGTGGCAGTTCGGCGGCCTCGTCGTCGCAGCCATCGGAACCCTTTTCGTGCCGCTGCTCTCCGGGGCGTACGCCGCGGCCCTCAAGGTCGGTGTAGCAGTAGCCGGAGCCGTCTTCGCCGCCGGTGTCCCGTTCTTCACTGACGGATGGTCGTTCGCCGCGATCATCGTCGTCGGCATCGCTGCTTTGAACGCTCTCGCCGTGCAGATCGGTGTCGCTGTCCGCATCGACCAGGCTACGGCGGTCCTCTCCAACCCGAATGTGTCGAAGGCCACCATCGAATTCCTCGACGCTCCGGCCGTACGTGCCGTCGTCGCGGTGCCCTCCGCGATCACGTACCCCGGCGCGCACAACATCCAGTGATTCTCCGGTGGGCCGCGGTCGCCTTCGTGCTGGCCGCGGCCCTCACCCATCGCTTCTCGCCCTCCGAGCCCCGGGAGTAGCCGTGCCGTTCACGCCGCCGATCTTCAAAGATCACGACCCTCTCTACCCGCTCGAAGCTGCGCGAATCCAACCGCTCGGGCTCCAGTACGAGGCGGTCGTTGCGGACATCCTCGACCCGGCGACCCCCGTCGGCGCGAAGGTCGCGCAGGCCGTCGCGGCAGGCGGCGGGGGCGGGCTCGGGTACGTCGACAACGGCGACGGAACTCTCACCTTCACTTCCACCGGGTCCTACGTTGACAACGGTGACGGCACTCTCACGATCGGAGCCTGACATATGCCCGCAGACATCTACACGAAGGCCGGCGCCGACGCGCACTTCGTCGCGGACACCCCTGAAGGGCGTCAGGCGATCGCCGAGAGTTCCGAGGTAATCGGGGCAATTGCTGAGGTCGCCGAACCTCTCGCCATCGAAGCGGCCGAGGTCTCTCCTGCGAAGGGGACGGCACCGACAGTCAGCGTCCGCGCGAACCTATCGACCTTCCACCTCATGCAGCCTCAGCGCGAGAACTCTCCGCTGATGGCCGGCAGCATCCCCCGGATCAACGTGAACACCGTCACTGGCATCAGCGGGGCCGTCTCGCACGCGCTGAGGGCGGACAACACCGGTGTCGCCAGGTGGTCAGGCCCCATCGCCGTGCAGACGGCAACGTCGGGCGGTGTCGCCGACTGCATCATCCCGCGCGACCTCCGGTCGCCGTTCACGCAGGGCACCGCGGGGATCGTCTGGGAGTTCGTCACAGACGCCCCCAACTTCTGCCTCGACGGCGCCTACGGCTCCTCTGCGCTCCTGATCCTGCGCGACGGGGAACTCATCACCGAGGGTGCCATCACCGTCTCTGGCGGGCGATACCTGCGCATCCTCACCTACGAGTACACCGGATTCCACCACTACCAGGTGTTCGGCGGACCCGGAACGTCCCTCGCCAACATCGTCACTGGACCCAACGACACGATCTACCAGTCCGCGGAGCGGAAACCGCTCGTCGGTTTCCTGACGGACTCGTACGGCTCGTTCGGAACCATCGCGGGCACGAAGACGCTCGGGCTCGTGGGGAGGATCTGCCAGACGTTCGGGTGGCGTCCCCGGATCAGCATCGAGGGGGGCTCGGGCTATCAGACGAACGGCACCGGCCCTGTTGCGAACACCAAGTTCTCCGACCGCATCTCCGCATTCAACGGCCTCGGCCTCGACGCAATGGTGATCCTCGGTAGCCGGAACGACCCGACAGCAGGACTCGCCGCCGCAGCGACGAGCGTCGTGCAGGCGTTCATGACCGACAACCCGACAGTGCCGGTCATCATGGGCGGACCCTGGGCGCCATCGGAGTCCTGGGAGTCAGGATCGCAAGGCGGCAACTTCGCCATCATCGAGGACGTTGCCGACGCTCTCGGCGCGATCTACGTCGACACCCGCGGGATCATCACTGGCGACGGTGACATCACCGCGAACCCTGGGGTTGCGGGCAACGGATCACGCATGGTCAAGGGCGCTCACCCCACCGAACCGTCCGCCGCGAGCACGACGGACTACGCAGACGGTGACGAGTACCACGCCCTCGCGTTCATCCGCCGCGCACTGCCCAAGATGGGAGCCCACGCATGACGAACCGATTCCAGACCTTCCAGCCCAGCGCCTTCGAGCGGGTCGAGAAGCACCGTCTCTACGGCAGCATGGTGGCCGGAACCCCGCCAAGGACGGCCACGCTGCAACTGCCCAACTACGGCGTCTACGACTGGTTCGTCATGGCGATGTACGGCAACCCGCAGACCGCCGCCATCCTCTCGGGTCGCACCGCCTGGTTCAAGAACGACGGCACCGACGGCTCCGGGCCAACGGCGAACACGATCCTCAAGACGTGGACGTACGGCGCGACTGCGTTCGCGTCAGGTGCAGCACCGAACGATCTGAGCGGGCTCACTGTGTCCGATCCCGATGCGGCGGGACTGCTCACGCTCACCGCATCGTGGACGACTGTGGCGACATCGCGCACCATCGACTACAACTTCAACTACTCGATGCTGTTCGATCGCATGGACTTCCGGAAAGCGAACTGACCCCAGCAAATCTCTACATAACTAGTCGCCCCCTTCTCGCTTCGGCGGGGAGGGGGCGATTCGTCGTTCCCGGGCGCCGGTGTCGGTGGGGAGGCGTAGTCTGATCGTCCTCCCGAAGATGGGAGCGGCCCCGCCGGTGCGCTAACACCGACGAGGCCAGACGAACACCTACTAGAGATAGGGGCCGTCATGGCTGAGATTACCCTGCCCCCGCGCATCAGCGCCGACGCCGAGCTCGCGCGAGACGCGTTCCTCGCCCGGCAACCGCACCCCGCGACCCGGCGCATGTACGCGATCGACCTACGGATCTTCTTCGACTGGTGTCGACAGGCGGGCCGCGACCCGCTCGATCTCCGCAGAGCGCACCTCGAGCTGTTCATGGACTACCTCACCACCGAGCGACAGAACCGGCCCGCGTCCGTCCGGCGACGGCTCGGCGTGATCTCGCAGTTCTACAAGCTCGCGCAGGCCGACGAACTCACCGTCCGGAATCCGACCGTGATGTTGAAGCTCCCGCGGGTGCGTCAGGCGCCGGAAACGATCGCGTGGCTCGAACCGTACGAGGTGACGAAGCTCGCCGGAAAAGCGGACCTCCGCGCTGATCTGCACCCGCATAGCCTTCGTCATAGCTCGATTACCGCGCTGGTCGACACGGGCGCCGACCTGCTCACGGCGATGCGATTCGCCCGGCACCACGACCCGAAGTTCACCGAGCACTACTACCGACGTCGCGACAACTACGACGCGCACGGGGCGCACGTGCTGACCAGATTGCTCGTCCGCTGAGGGTCACCGGATGGTGCGGTGGGAGACGGCTGGGCGCCAGACGGTCGTTTCCCACCCGCCGCCGGGCCCGTCGACCCAGACGACGCAAACCCGGTCGTTGTGGCCTTTCACGTACCCGGGGCGGCGTTCCGCGGGTCGGTTGGGGAACTGCACCCACACCCACACGGGAGGGCGCGCCTGCGTCCACTCGATCGGCAGCGGCCCGTACGCGTCAGCCGGCAACGTGTGCGGTGACGGCTCATGCTCGAGCGCGCGTGCCGCGTATTGTGCCTGGAGTTGCTCGCTGTATCTCTTGTTCGTTCCCACCCGCCAGGTGTCCCCTTCCCCCGGCCGAGGCGACGAGTCTATGCGTGGACTCCGACCTCAGCTACGCTCGGCGTCGTGAACCCACGGCCCAAGGACCTCGCGATCGCCTATGTTGCGGCGGTGCTGCTCGGGGTGTTCGCCATTCACCGGTTCTACCTCGGTCGCTACGCCACGGCCACGCTCATGCTCGTGATGTGGGTCTTCGGTTGGTTCACGTCCGGCGCCGTCATCGGGGTCCCCATATTGATCGCGGCTGGCGTGTGGCTGATCATCGACCTGGTTCGGATGCCGCGGCTCGTGCGCGAGGCGAACGCGGAGAACATCGCCGTGTCGGGGACACCGGCCTCGAAGGGCTGACCCTATCGACGCGGGTGTCGGTGGCTCCCGTCACACTGGGAGCATGCTTGCCCCGACCATCCCCGAGCTGCTGCAGTACGAAGCGCGATGGCAGAGTCGGCACGACGGCGTGAAAGACGAGGCAATCCGCGCTGACCTCGGCATTCCGCCGGCGCGGTACTACCAGCTACTCGGGCGAGCGATCGAGACGCGCGAGGCGCTTGAGCATGACCCGATGCTGGTGAAGCGTCTCCGCCGCCTGCGTGATCAGCGACGTGCCGAGCGTATGCGCAGATCATCCCGCGCCGTCTGAAGCGCACGCGAAAGCCCCCGCCGATTGGAGATCGACGGGGGCTGGTTCGTTTGTGGGGACGTCATCGTCCGGTGGATCGGGTGCTTCTGCGTCTGCCGTTGGCGGGGACCCCATCGTCCCCCAATCATCTTCTGTTGGACATCACTACCCACCGGCCTGAGCGCGCGTCGATCTGCATATGGGTACTGTAACCCCATATGAGTGCAGATGCAAGCGACGAGAGACAAGCGCACATGCAGGACGGTTGCGGCTTCCGCGTGCCCACATCTTGCCCACACTTGGCGGCCCGTGACAGTCCATGACGGCCCCTCACGGCCCTCTAAAGCGGCGGAATTCCGGACGTCGCGCAGGCGTGCGCCGAGTGCGGTGAAAACCACGACTTCTTCAGCGGGTCGGGTTCGTCATACGTCATCGGCAAAGCCGAGGCCACGGAAGACGACGACTGGGACTTCTGATAGCCGCATAATTACGCGGATCTAGAGCAACGACAAGGCCCCCGGCCGGTCACTCTCACGGGTGATCGCCCGGGGGCCTTCCGTCGTTCTGCCCACGTTTTGCCCACATCTCTCAAGAGACTGCCGCGGTCCTCGCTTCGGACATCGCCACGGCGACGGCTTCTAGATCGTCGTCGAACAGGTCGGCGTAGACGTCGAGCGTCATGGCCGCCGACGCGTGGCCGAGCATCCGCTGCACGGCCTTCACGTTCGCGCCTGCGCTGATCGCGAGCGACGCGGCCGTGTGACGCAGGTCGTGCGGTGTGATCGTCGGGAAGCTCGTGTCTGCGGCCTGGCAGGCGGTCACGGCCTTCACGAACCAACCCGAGGTGCGGTGGGGGTAGGTCATCGGCGAGGCGCCGTCGGAGAACACGAATCCATCGCGTCCCTTCCCCTCGCAGAGCTTGGCGATCGGCTTGACGAGGAACAGGGGAATCGGCACCTCGCGAGACTCGCCGTGCTTGGGCGTGCCGATCTCGTAGACGCCCTTCACCAACACCGCGTTCTCTTCAATCAGCATTCGCCGACGGAGCATGTCGAGATGGCGAACGCGCAGCGCCGACACCTCGCCCCAGCGAAGGCCCGAGTACGCCAGAAGGAGCATCAACGTCTCGTGTCCTGGGGCGGCGGCTGCGAGCTGCTCGACCTGCTCGTGCGTGAGGTATCGCTTCGGCTTCGACTTCTTCGCCGGCAGCGGGACGCCCTTCGTCGGCGACGAGCGGATGACTCCGTCGCGCTCGGCGATCGCGAGAACGCTCGACAGAACGAAGACGCATCGGCGCACGGTCTGCGCGCTCAGAGCTTTCCGCTCGTCGGTCTTCGTGAGTAGCGAGCTCACCCAGTCCTCGACCTCAGATGCGCGGATGCTGGCGACGCCTCGGGTTCCCCACTTCGGCTCGACGTGCACCCGCCAGGACGTCTCCATCGTGTTGCGGCTGGAAGGTTTCAGGCGTGCGAGGCGGCCTGTCTTCCACTGCTCGCCGAACATGCGCACGGTCTTCTTGCCGAGCGACGGATCGAGGTAGCCTCCGGTAGCCCTGGCGACGGTGACCTCGGCGAGGAAGTTCTCGGCCTCGCGCTTCGTTTTGAATCCGCGCTTGTCGGTCTGGGCGCCATCCGGCTTCCGGTAGCGGACGCGGTAACGTTTCCCGCCCGCGGTGGGGTAGGGCTCGATCGTGCCGGCCATGTCAGGCGCTCTTGGCGCGGAGGTAGCGTGCGGTCCACTGGCCAACCCCCATTTTCGAGCGCACGTACGTGACGCCCTGGAGCGCAAGGAGGCAGTCCCTCATCCAGAGATTGAGGACGTCCACGCTGACGCCGAAATGCTCGGCGATGTCGTACTGAGGGAGACCCTGCCGCTCGAGCGCCGCGTAGGCGGCGGGGTCGATGAGTAGGCGCGCTGCGTACTCGTCGGCTTGGTCTTCGGCACGGGTGCCGACGCGGCACTGGTGCCCGTGGTGGGCATGACCGAGCTCGTGGGCGATGGTGAAAACCTGCTCGTCGGGGGTCTGCCGGAGGTCGAAGTACACCTCGCGGCGGTCCTCGTACCACTCGCCGAGAATCCCCGGTTCGAGGTGGGCGCCATGCACGGAAATGTTCAGCGAGGCGGCGAACCGCAGTATCTCTTTCACCGGAACCCCCTCCCCGTGATCATTCGGCGTGCGGAGCCTGGTCGGCTTTCCGGGTGCCCTTTCGTGCGGCCGTGCGCTCTACGTCGGCTGGCGGCTGCTTGATGTTCGGTTCATCCTCGCTGGAGGGTCCGACACCGAACCGCCCCTCGATAACGTTCCCGGCCGGGCGGGGCTCGGGGTCCACGCCTCGGGTGAGGTAGACGGAACGTCCCGCTGGGCCGCTCACGACCTCGAACTCGGGCACGAGACGACCGCCGTAGTCGGAAGCCTCTGGCAGGCGTACTCGAGCCAGCAACTCCTGCGGTTCGAGACCGACGAGATCGGCGTACCGCTCGAAGTCCTTCAGCGTGAACTGGCCTTCGCCGTTGATGCGCTTGGACGTGTAGGTCTTCGACATGCCGATGCCTTTGGCGATCTCGTCGTGCGTGAGACCGCTCCGTCGGACGAAGTCAGCGAAGGTCTTCGCTAGACCTTCCGCGCGTCCCTGTGCTCCTGAAGCCATGCCGCCAGCGTACCCGTATGGGAACACAATCTCTCGCATGGGGTTGCAATTGCCCTCATGCAAGATGTACCGTTCCCATATGAGTCCAACCGAGAACCCCTACTGGAAGCGCATCGCCGAGGGCGTTCGCGTCGAACTCGCCAGACAGCGCATCGATCAGGGGCAGCTGGCTACGGCGATCGGGCGGAGCAGAAACTACACATCGACAAGAGTCAACGGGCACGCCCCGTTCAAGCTCGACGAGATCGAAGCAGCCGCAGACTTCCTGGGCGTTGATCTCGACACCCTCGCGGGCAAGGTGGCCCGCTGATGGGTACCGTTACCGCGATCAGAAGCACTCCCGCCCAGGCGGTTGAGTGGCTGTCGCCAGCACAGGTCTGCGAACTCCTCCCCGGCATGACCGAGGAGATCCTGACCAAGCGGCGCAAGAAGCGGCTCGATCCCCCCTACTTCAAGCCCACCGGCGAGAGCGGCAAGGTCGTGCTCTACGACCGCGACGACGTCGTCGCATGGGTGAGCGCGACGCGCGTGCAGACCCGGAGCGGTGTCGCGTGAACGCGCTCGAGGTCTTCCGATTCGACGGTGTTCCCGTCCGCGTCATCGACGACAGCGGCGAGCCGTGGTTCATCGCTGCCGACGTGTGCTCCGCGCTCGGCCTCGCGAATGTGGCCCAGGCGCTCGTCGGCCTCGACGACGACGAGAAGGGTTCCATCACCATTGCTGACGGAACCCCCGGGAACCCGACGCGCGCCACGGTGAACGAACCGGGACTGTACTCACTCGTGATCCGGTCGCGACGTCCCGAAGCCCGCGAGTTCAAGCGGTGGGTGACGCACGAGGTACTCCCGAGCATCCGGCGCACCGGCGCCTACGTCACGCCCGAGACGCCGGAGATGCTCATGGCCCGCGCGGTCGTGCAGGCTCAGGAACTCATCGCCCGCCGCGACACTCAGATCGCGGAACTCGCGCCACGCGCTGAGGCGTGGGATGAGCTCGCGTCCGCGGACGGTGACTACTCGGTCGCGGATGCGGCGAAGATCCTCGCCCGCGCCGGCATCGAGACCGGCCCGCAGCGTCTCTTCGAGCAGCTCGCCGCGCTCGGCTGGATCTTCCGCGCAGGCGACGGCAAGTGGCGCGCCTACGCGCAGCACGTCAGCACCGGGTACGTCGCTGAGCGCCCGCAGTCTCACCACCACCCCCGCACCGGGGATCTGGTTATCGATCCGCCGCAGGTGCGGGTCACTCTTCGCGGTGTCGAACGACTCCGCGTCCGTCTTGGCGTGCTGCACGCCGTGGAGGCCTCATGAACATCGTCCGCTACACCGCCCTCACCCTGTTCCTCGCCGTGATGGCACTGCTCGCCACCGGCCACCGCTCCTGGGAGGCGTTGGGCGCCGCACTGGTGCTCATGGCCGTCATCTTCTGGGCGTGCGGCGCGTTCCGCCGCGACGTCTGGTTCGCCACGCCCGAACTCGGCGCCGAGTACGCGCGCATCGACGCCGAGCTCGACGAAGACGACCGCCGCCACCGCGCGCGCCACCCGCACAGCATCTGACCATCCGACCGGTTCCGAACGAAGGGCACATCTGATGGAACACCCCGTACAAGAGGGCGAGCGCATCCTCGCGCTGGCCGCTCTCCGACTCACCGAATCCCGCGCCCGCGCCACGCTCGCGCACTATCTCCTGAATCAGCTCGCCAACCGGGCGAGACTCCTCGAGCGGGACGACCTCCACGACATCGCGGTCCACATCTGGGAGTCGTTCCTCGACGCCGACCCGGAACGCAGCACACCCCTCGAGCTGCAGGCGGCCGTGTTCGCGCAGGCCGCGCTCTGGATGCGTGAGGAGACGATCCTCCGTCTCGCGTTCAACGCGTGGGGCACCCAAGAGTTCGACATCGAGGCGGGCGCCGATCACGTCCGGTGGATGCCGGCCGACGAATGCATTGTCCTCGGCATCGGCCACACCCACCCCGACGGCACCACCGGGCGCATGCACGTCGTCATCACGCCGATGAAACTCGCGGGGTTCTCACTGTGATCGCTCGCGCCATGGCCGCCCTGTCGTCGTTCGGGCGGCCGCGCCGCCGGCGGACGTTCGTCCACCTGCTCAACGGCAAGCCGTAACCCGACACGCCCCGCGCGCCGCGCCTCTGCGCCGCGCCGTCGACCGACCCCTGAAAGGGCGCTAATGACCATCGCCGCCTCCGCCCCACGGACCCTCCCGGCCAAGACCCTCGAGAAGCTCTGGCACGTCGGCGACGTCGTAGTCGTCGGCGCTGTCCGATACAAGATCCGCGCCCTGAACCGGAAAACAGGGAAGGCCGTCCTCTCGTCCTGCAACCACATCCAAGCCGAGATCTGGTGGGACACCACCCTCGACAAGCTCCCCAGAAAGGCAAGCGTATGACCATCACGACAGCACCCCGCATCGTCGTCGCCGAGGGGGCACCCCGCGAGGAGTGGATGGCCGAGCGCGGCGAGGGCGTCACCGCCTCGCAGGCGTGGCGCATCGCCCGCGGCAGCCTGAAGGCCTGGCGCACAATCGCCGCCGAGAAGATGAACGGCTCGACGTTCCGAGGCACCGCGGCCACTCGCGCCGGGAGCGCCCGCGAGGCGGCGCTGCTCGACGAGGCCGCCGACCACCTGACGAGCGTTCGACCGAACGGCGCCCTCTGGGCCGCGGCCGACAACGACCTGCACCGCGCAACCCCCGACGGGATCGGGCGCAATGCGAACGACGACACGATCGTCGTCGAGGTGAAGTCCCACGAGTTCGGATGGGAAAGCGACAGCATCCCGCTGGACCACCTCGGGCAGCTGCAGTGGCAGATCCACGTTCTCGGCGCGTTCTGCGGTCTTTACGGCTTCGAGGTCCGCGACGAGAACGATATGCCCCCTGTCGACGGCGCGACATGGATTCCCGTTCCGCGCGACGACGAGATGATCGCGTGGCTCATCGAACGCGCGGACGCGTTCATCGCCTGGCGTGAGGCCGGATGCCCCGATGTCGACGACCTGCCCGACGAAGTCACCGTCGCACTCGACTATTGGGCACCGCTGAAGCGGAAGCTCGACACCTACGCCGCGGCCGAGAAGGAAGCAGCCGACGCATTGAAAGCCGCAGTCGCGAAGCTCCCGCACGCGAGGCGGTTCGGGGCCGTCGGCATGGGCGAGGAGGGCGGCTTCCAGCTCGGCGTGACCGAGATCGTGTCGATCGACGAGGCCGCGTGGAAGGCCGCCGACCCGACCGAACAAGCCCGTATCGAGCAGCTGCGCGTCGACCTCGCCTTCGCCGAGGCGGCTGCGAAGAAGCGGTTCCCGAAGACCACGCGGCGCACCGCGCTGCGCTACCAGGAGGCGTGAGCGATGCCAGAACTCCTTGAAGTTAAGACCATCGGTGAAGTCGAGCGCACGGTCCACGCGTCGGGCCTCTGGGATGGCACCGGGCCGGTCGAGTTCTCCGATGACGGCGAGACCTGGCGCGAGACGTGGGCGCCCGCCGTCGAGCGCGGCGACGAGCAGAACGTGCGCCTCGTGCAGCACCCCGAGTTTGCCCGCGTGACCGTGTACCGCAAGGAAGTCCGAGTCCCCACAACCGTGACGATCCGCTGGGATGAGCAGTTCCCGGCCGCGTCGGACGAGTGGGCCGGGAAGTGGGAGAGATCCCCGATGCGTCACTTCGGTCGCACCGCGCGCATGGTCGCGTTCCGTCAGACGTTCCGCGACCTGCTCGGCGACATGGTCATCGAGGATGAGGAACGCGCCTCGGCGCCCGCCGCGCCCACCGAGCCGCCCGTCCGCGACTGGGCAGCAGAGATCGCGGCGACGGAGAACCTCGACGCGCTCAGCGCACTCGACGCGGAAGCCCGCGTCGCCCGCGTCTTCACCCCGGATGCCGCCGGGACCGCGCTGCACCGTCAGATGCGCGCCCGCCGCATGCAGCTCGCCGACGCCGCATGGAGCCCCGCCGCTGAACCCGCGTTGGCGCCCGCATCCATGGAGCGCCCACAGCCACAGGATCGTCTCCCCGGCAACCGTGCCGAGCGTCGCGCCGCGACCCGCAAGAAGGGCCGCCGCCGGTGAACGCCGACCCGCAGACCGGCGCTGTCATCGAGGTCGCCCCCGGCTTCGACATCGTCCCCCTGAACATCGCCGTCCTCGATGAGGCACTCCTCGCACAGTGGGCCCCGTCGCCGGCGCAGATACTCGGCGCCCTGTCGATGGCCCGCGCGAAGAACCTGTCCGCGCCGAGCGCACTCGACGAGTACCGGAAGAAGCTGAAGGCCGCCGAGCGGGAGAAGAAGATCGCCCTCGGCCTCGCCGTCTACAACCTCCGCAAGGAGTTCGGGCAGCGCGCCACCATGACCGAGCTCCGCGAGCTCGCCTACGGCGTCGACGAGCGCCTCATGGCCGCCGTCGACGCACACGACGACGCCTGGCTCGCTTTCGAATACGCGAAGGACTTCGCCGAAGCGATAGAACGCGACGTCACCCTCCTGCAATCCATCGCGAAGACCATGCGAGGTGAGCAGGCATGAGCGGGTACACGCAGCTGCTCGATCGGCGTCGGTCACGGGTCGACCCGACAGGGGTCGAAGTCACCGCCGGCGAGTT